AGCGTGATAGCTTTCTGAAGCTTGCCGAACGACAACGGCGCGTTTCCGGCATCATACGTGTTACCCTGCCAGAGCGGCCAGGTAAGCGAGTTGATGCTGAATAACGTTCCTTTGTTGGAGGCGATGGTGATTAAACCCACGCCTTCGATAGGCAATGCAAATGTGGCTCCGAACGCGCCGTTGAAGGCAACATTCAAAGGAGTGGCAGTAGCGGCAACGAGAGCGGTGCTACCAGTCGTTGTACCATTGACGGTCAACGTGAAGGCAGTAAAGTCCATTCCCACAACCTGAAACACAGAGTCGGCGCCTGAAGAGACGAGCGCACCACCGGCCACAACGTAGAACTGAATCTGAGCCCCAATCGAGGAAGCCCAAATGCCCGTCGCCCAAGAAGCAGCGGTGAGTTGAACAGTGCTCTGCGTAGCGGAAACAGCGGTAACGGCAGAAGTTACACCAATTCCACGCGTACCATGAAGATACGTGTTTTCAAGGCGGAATCCTGCGCCTTCAGTCATGTCGTTGAGCGTGATGTCAACGGCTTTCCCGAAGCTATTTTTACCAGCTGATCGGCTGATCGCCGTATAGCTGATATTGTCTCGGCGGATGAGGGAGAACGCCGGTACGAGCGCGTTTTCCATCTGAAGCCCAATAGCCGCATTCAGCGCGAACGCCGAACCGTCGGTATTGTACGTGTAGCCCTGGCCGGACTGCACTTTCACCGGAGCGTTGAACTTGTCTCCGAGTTGCTTCATTCCTTTTTCTACGGACGTATTTTTGAGAATGTACGCGTAGTTAGGAACTAAATCTTTAATCTTGTCTTGATACGCTTGCTTAAAGTCGCCATTCAAGGCGGAAAGATCTACATCTGACATGGTTATTTTCCTTTGCTACAATGTAGTTGTGCGTGAGATTTAGTTACCAAGCTCGGATAGGTATTAACGTCCTCTGCTCGGTAACGCTATAGCCGCAACAATCATCATCTGCCGTTTCTGCTTGATCTGGGCTCCTCACGGCTTGGAGATGCAGATAAATCGTGTGGGTATTCTTGCGCTACGCACAAGATTTTATAGGGCGTACCCACCCGCCAATCGCGGTCCCAGACATGACTTGCACATGCAACCTGGAGCTAAAAGCTCCGCTCTCTCATTGTTGAGCTACTGGTTTCCGGCTACCTTCAAGGGGTGCCGTCATCGGTTGACCAATCCGAAATAGTTGCGGGAGCAGAAATCGAATCTGCTTAATGAAGCTTATGAGGCTTCGTCGATACCTTACCGACCCCCCGCGAATCTTTACGCTGATGTAATGGTTTCCCAAACAGAGGCCGTGCGAACGCACAGCTTATGCAAGGTAATGTCATACACAACGGTCCCTTCAAGAGTAATTGCATTCTTCTGGGTGGTCGTGAGGTTTACAAACGGCACCCCGCTCGGAAATCCACCATTCGGAATACTATACCACTGACCATTCTGCGGATACTGAATTGATTCTGTGCCACCATCCCATCTAATCGGATACGGTTGAGGTCCGTCTGACATTTTGCTTCTCCTTGTGCTCTATTTCCCCAAATTAGTAATTGCCTGGTGCGCCAGGATGTAATCCGATGCCCTGTTCTGATTTCTGTTGCCGAAGGGCTTTCCAGTATGCCTTTCCCTTTAGATTGGAAATATCTTTCTGTTTTTGCGAATTCGCCACCACTGTTTTACTCTCCGGTACCGGATTGGCCGTGGTGCGTTTATAACGATCCACGCGAGCCTTAGCAATCTTGTTCGACATCTCTTCACCCACGTAATTCAAAAGTGCGTCACCCTCTAAGCTTCCCATTGTAGAGCGATGAATCTCTTTAAGATCCCGCGCGACATACGGAAGCACCTGTTCGACGCTATAGTCCTTCTTATCGGCCAAGCCCGCATCAATATACTGAGCAATAAGAGCAAGACTGAGGCGCGTCTTGGGGATTTGATTGGTGGCTAGAGCGGCTTCGCATTCTTTCTCGAATTTCTGCGCCCATTCCTGCGTTTTTCTCGCCGATTCAGCGGTCTTTGCTTCGGCTTCCTGTTGTTCTTTCAATACTTTCGCTTCGGCTTCTTTCTCTTTGTAATCTGCGAGTTCGCGTTGCTCCGGCGTCATGTTCTGGAGTTTCAATTGATTGTAAAGGATCTCGGTCGCAAGCTTTGTCGCATCAATACCCGCAAGTTTACACTGTTTCTCGAAGCCAAGGGGATCAGATTGAAGCATTCCCATCAACTTATCGGCCATATCCACTTTCTGAGCGGTAGAGCGAGCTTTCTCTTCGATGCCGAACACTTTCTGAAGATCAGATTTCATCTTGTCTTCGTTCGAGGCATCGTACTCAACTTCTTTACCATTTACATTCATCTTCCATATTTTCTTCGGTGCTTCTCCAACGCCATTCTCATCAACCTTAATGGCCGGTGAGGCACTAGCCTTCGGTGCAGCGGCATTATCGGCTTTAGACGCAACTGTCGCGTCGCTAGATGTAGCGGGTGCAGCGGGTGCGGCTGGTGCAGTGACGTTATCCATGTTATTTATTCCCCTTATTTCGTTGAATATTCGCTAGAGTTATGCGAATTGCTTCTCTTTCCCTTACACTCCAATTAAGGCCTTTTGCCATTAAATTTTCATAGTCGTCCATTGACACTAAAGGAGCCCCAGATTCGGGTGCAATATAATTCTCTTCCAGCTTATTTTTTTCTTTTCTAAGGGCTCGAAAATAGGCCCTTCCGGTTAATTTCTTTGGTTGCGCCTCAGCGAGGCTTTCCTTTATTTTTTGGGCTAAAAGGTCGTAGTCAATCTCCATTAAAAGTTCTCCCCGAGAATCGTTCGCGCTCTCTCGCTGACATTCGTGATGTCTCGTGTAAGTGCGTCCATTTTTGCTTTATGACTTGCCATCGTAGCCAACATCTCTACAATGTCCTCGTCTCTGTTCTTGCGTGTGAATACGGCTTCGGACGCTCGGACAGCCCACAGTCCAACTATCGCTATCGCGGTCATGGGCGACCGTAAATATACAGCGACCGCGAGCATCGCTATAGTCAACAGGTATAGTGGGATGTTCTCTTTCATAAAGACACCTGGTTGAAATAATCTTCCGGCTTCGTCTCAATCTCACTAAATGCCCATCCGTCCATAAGATCATCAGCCGCGCCAATCGCGTGACCGAGCGTAGTGGCAACACCATGCTTAGAATCAACTACCACATCATCCGCTATCATAATCATTTCAGCGGAGAATAGATTATCTCCATGTGGCTTTACGCGGAACGCTAAGGTTACATTTTCTGTAACCTTTTTGTTTCCATCCTTCTCAACTGGTTGCGTTTTCATTTTCCCCGTCTCCTTTGAGTTTGTTTTCATTAGTCTGCCACAAAAGTAAATGTTCCAAGATTGGTACCGTCAAAACCTCTCCAGGTATGGGAAGTGCTATTAAACCAGAAAGTTCCGCTACTCGGAGAGACAGGATCGGTTGGAAGGTTTGGAGGAGTAAGACTTCCATCCGTATTAAAATTCCATTGCCAAGCACTACCACTATCGTCCGTCTGAAGTCGCAGAGCCGCCGTACTTGAGATAATCATCACGTTAGAAATCGCGGCTAATGTTCCGAGTGTAGCATTGTCGGAAGCCGCAAATACAAAGGACGAACTGGCACTTAACTGTAAATTAGTCGCGTCTGAAGTGAATGTATCAATGCCATTGAAAGAGCCGCCGTCATTAAACTGGATGGAATCATTATTACCGCTTGGTGCGCCTCCGCCTGCTGCGTCTATCGTAATATTCTGTCCTACGGGAGTAAGAGTAATATTTGTGCCAGCTAAAAGTACAACGTCATTAGTTAGACCGTTGATACTGGAGACGCCAGAACCGGAAAGAACAAGAGGGGTCCACATGGGTGAACCACCACCAAATCCTTCCATCTCTCGCGCGACTTGGTTATATCGTAAATTGTATAAACTTTGATCTGTATCAGCCATTTTAAATCTCCTAGAATTATTATCCTATTTGGGCAGTTATTTCGTCATCTGTAGGACGGGATTGCCCTTCATCTAGCCATTCAATACCGGATAAAGCATTACCCCTGACATTAAAGACCGCATTAGGGCGCAAAAAACTAATCGCAATAGCGATATCTTTTCCGTTCATATTTTCTCCTTAGCCTAATTCGACTAGTAGCATGACAGTCTTGCCTAAATCAGGCGATATAGTATTCTGGGTTGGCGGAGGAGCATAAACTATTTGTCCACTGACGGTCGAACGGATTTTAATCGTATAGGTCAAAGAGGAAGAAGATGCAGGGCTGTCGAGATAAAGAATGGACATAGAAGAAATACCCCCGTTGAAATTATTTAGTTCTATAAACCCGCCAGTTGTATCTCCAAGATTTGTTCCCGCCCTATCAATCGTGGCACAAATTCCAGCTGTGGGACTATCTTGAGAGTTCCAAACCGCATACACAAATACTTTGCTTGAAGGACTGGCTGGTGTAATAGCTGCGGTAATATTTGTGCTTTGAAAACTTGTAGAGGTAGTATTAAAAGTAGCCGCTCCTGTTGCTTGCACAACCTGGAGAATTCTTTGGCCGCTAATTTGGCTGAATGCCGCAGCGTCCGTAGCCGCCGTACCATTCGCTATGTTTGTAAGCTTCGTACCATTGGCGTTAAAAGTTCCAGGTAGTACCAGCGTAGATGAAAGAGAAAGAACGGGAGTTGATCCGCCAGTCGAGTTAATCTGATTCGTTGTTCCACTAACGCTTGTGACACCGCCGCTTCCATTTGAGGCGGCTGTGATAAGACCTTTCGCATTGACAGTGATATTCGCGTTAGTGAAAGAACCGACATTTCCATTAACCGTAGCTAGTGTTGCCGCCGAGCTACCAGGACCGGATGCGGTAACATCGCCAGTGAGCGCGGTAATGTAACTTCCAGATGCTTGTTTACCATTGAACGTATTCCAATCAGTACTAGAAAGATAACCGCTATGCGTGGTGTCTGCAACATGTTGGGAAAGAGAAGTACCTGTGCCGATTACTGCACCCGTCCCACCAGTCACCGTTATGCCATCAGTCCCGATATCCGTTAGATTTCCGAAAGTGAGAGTAGATTGCTTCCCGTTAAAAGTATTCCAGTCTGTAGAGCTAAGATAACCGTTATGCGATGTATCGGCAACGTGCTGTGCCAAAGACGTACCAGCGCCGAGTACTGCGCCTGTACCGCCAGTTACAGTGATGCCATCTGTGCCTACGTCGGTAAGGCTTCCAACGATACCATTAGAAGCCGAGGTGATAAGACCTTTGCCATTTACGGTGAGGGAAGCATACGTAAAGGTGCCAACGCTTCCATTAACAGTGGCTAAGGTAAAAGGCGCAGAGCCAGGACCAGAAGCCGTGGCATCCCCCGATAAAGCTGTGATGTAGTTGCCCGCGGGTTGTTTATTGTTGAACGTGTTCCAGTCGGTACTAGATAAATATCCATCCGTAGTACTCGTAGCCTGGGTGATAAAAAGCGTTCGATCTACCGTTAAATTACCGCCTCCCTGTAAAGGGCCAGTTGTATTGATGAGGCGCGTAACTGGCACCTGTTGCGGGTCAACATTGTTAAGCGTGAGAAGAGTCCATTGCGGAGAACCTCCACCAAATCCCTCAAGATTACTAGTGAGTTGATTGTAGCGGAGATTATATATGCTTTTATCTGTATCGGCCATGTTATATCCTTACGGGATGAATAGAACGCGAACGACCGCGCCTGGTCCCATATCTGCGGAATAGATTACGTTAATATGCCCGTCAAGAGTATTCGTCCAACCGGCTAACGGGAGAGCCGCGCCGCCCACCGTTCGCTGACTAACCGCCCAAATGGTACTCGTAGTATGCAGACCGGCCACAGCCACTTCTTCAGCAGCCGCACCACCCACAGTCGCGGCGGAATCGACAACCGAAGGGGTAACTGTAGGAACCGTCTGACTAAACACTGTTCCTACGAGAGTAAGACCAGTGCCAGCGCTATAAGTAACAGGAGCCGTACCATTAGCTGCTGCGGTAATTAAACCTTTACCATTGACTGTAATATTTGCATTCGTGAAACTTCCTACATTGCTGTTGACTGTAGCGAGAGTAGAGGGCACCGCACCAGGGCCAGAACCGGCTATGACATCACCAGTGAGTCCTGTGATGGCGTTCGCGGGAGATTCTGGAATCTGGATATAGCCAGATTCAAATGAGTATTGGAGTCCTAGATCGGTATCGTATACTACTTGATATGCTCGCGGTCCTGATGCTGACATTTTTATAGCTCCTTAAAGCGTCTCTACGATCATCCAAGCAACTAAACTGGTATCGGTAGCTACGTTGCTTGTGATAACAAAACTAGTTCCTACTGTTTTAGCGGATATTCGTAAAGCCCCTGGTAAAGTACCTGTTGTCTGAGCTGTTAAAAATATCAAACTGTTTGCGGTTACTGAAGTATTCGCTACTGTGGCTGTACCGCCTACCAGAGTAACCGTAC